GAGATTGAAGATCTTATATTTGGTAATGTTCAGATGGTAGAGACTCCTGAGCAGTATGATTTTGAATATGTTTCAAATGCATTAGAGAATTATTTCTCGTGTATGACACCAGAAGAAGAATACATGAGACCTCAACAAGCAGAACCCCAAGGAGATGATCCTATAGTGATTGCCGGACCTTCGGGTAATTATACATTGGATAAATCATTAAATTATTGTGATGGCAATTGTTTTGTAAGAACTTGTGAGGAGTATAATAAGGATTTTATTTTAGATAAGAGTACTATGTATACTCTTGACCACCACGTTCGTCTAAAGAGAGCTACAGGAGAGTTCTGCGATGTTTGCTATGAGAATGTAACCAAGCCTGAAAACCAAGCAGGTCTATTCGACGGTGTTCTTTTAGATTATCGTCAGAAGATTGCAAAGTTTTTTGAGGAGCATCCACGTATAAAAGAATCATTAAATATTTTATCAGTTATTGCAGGAGTTGGTACGTTTGCCTATGCTGCCTATAATATGTTTAAAGAACAAGAATCAGATGAGGAAGAAGAAGAAGCAGAACAGGCAGAGCCTGAAAATAAGGCTTATTTTCGGGATCAGACACAACGCGCAAAGCGAGTGCAACGTAATGTTGTTCGTCCTGGTAAAGCAAGAGCTCAGAATGCCACAGATTCGAATGCAGATGATGTGTTGTTACATCGTATATGTCCTAATCTTGCTCGTATTAGTCTTATAGGTGAACATAAAGGGAAGTTGTGTCAAAAAACTGGAATGAATGCATTGCAATTTAAAGGGCAATTTTTCTTGGTTAATCGTCATTTGATGACGAAAGGTAGCGATGGAGATCGTGTACGTTTGCAATACCGCGATGGTCGTGAGTATTTTATTAATTATGATGAGAAAAATTTTGCCTTTTTGGATGATACTGACCTAGCTATTTTCCATGCTGGAATGCGAGTTCCTGCGGCTAAAGATTCTATCTCTTTGTTTATAAAAGATGATGATTTGCAATTTATAAACAATACACCAACAACAATTATGGGGATGGATGATAACGTTATTCCTTTTTATTATGAAACACAGATTCGACCATTTGAATATCCAGGTTATGAATTAACAGGTACTGAGTCGTTTGTTAGAGAAGGTTGGCTTGCTAATGTCTCAACTAAAAAAGGTAGTTGTGGTTCTGTAGCAGTTATGCTTAACCCGCAGATTTCTAGAAAGATAGTAGGTATTCATGCTGCTGGCCTTACTCATAAAGCAACAGCCATATTTCAAGTAGTGACTCAAGAAATGCTGAGAGATTTAGTAGCGGAGTTTCCTTATAATGTAGTTGGAACTTCATTGGATCAAGCTGCTGAGCATTTTGGTTTAATTCCTGAACCAGCAGTACCGCAAGCAGATTTTGGTTCGTTGATTATAGAACCATTTAAAGCACCTCCGCGTTTTCAGCCTATCAAGACTCATATTAAAGAAAGTATGATTTTTGATGAAGTATTTGAACATACTACTGAACCAAGTGTTAAAACTTATCGCGATAAACGACTAAATGTGCCAGTAAGTCCAATGATAAAAGGTGTTTTGAAATATTCTAGTCGAGAGATACCATTTCCACAAGCTGATTTTGAATCAGTTCGTGAAGAGGTCAAAGTACGGTGTTTGGAAGCGCGTAGTATGAGACCAAATCCTGGACGACTTACCATTGAAGAAGCAATAAATGGTTTACCTATTAAACATTATGACTCGATGGACATGTCAACCAGTCCAGGAATTCCTTATGTGTATAGTAGGCCCTCAGATTCTAGTGGTAAGAGGTACCTATTCTCAGGAGAGGATGGGGCTCTGCGATGTGGATCGAGTTTATTGTTAAATGAGGTTAACAAGAGGGAGAGATCATATTTAGCTGGGATAAAGTATACAACTATATGGCAGAATGTCTTAAAAGATGAACGACGCACGTTGCAGAAGATACGTGATGGTGCCACAAGGGTATTTATGATGCCTCCAGTGGACTTCACTATGCTTGGGCGGATGTATTTCTTGGATTTTATTGCCGCAATGATGAATTATCGTGCAAGTATGTTCCATGCTGTGGGTATAGATCCGGAATCAAGTGAGTGGTTAGAGATGTTTCAGTATCTTAGAAGTAATAGTTCCGTTGGATGGGATGGCGATTATGGCCGATTTGATGGAACTTTAAAAGGCCAATTGGTCGAGGCCG